CACGGATGGAAAAATTGATTTTAGATCAAACTGGTGTTTCCAAGATGAGTGTGATAGATTGGCCACAATCTACACCATCAGTCATCAGGTCCAATCATTTGTTAACCACCTTGGTTAACATGGATTTTACAATGGACCAAGACTGTACATCGATTTACAGGAATACGCTGGCCTCAAAAATCCTTTATATTATGAAAAATATAATGATCTATCTGTTTATGTCCCCTGTCTATATTCCAAAGATGTTCTACAACCTACTGGTATTGCCTGCGGCATGTACCTTCAAAAATCATCCAGCCATGCTGGCTACCATGGAAGTGGTCTCGGGGCAGAGTTATCTGCCATCCACAACCGACATATGGAAGTCATATGCTGTGACAAGGGATATATTGAAGGAACACATAAGACAACCAAAAACTTCGACCCTGAATTGGAGCGGAATTTTTTGTCTTATGCTAATAATAACATGCGCAAGTACATACCTGTGGTTGAATTAACGCCATACACTCAAGATGAGTATATCGACACCATGCCACCATCCTACAGGAAATTCAAAGGAATAGTACTGACAAAAGTAGGCAAGTGGCTGAAGTCTTTCGTAAAAAAAGAAAGAGTCGATTTGACCAAGTATAAGGCTCCACGCCTAATACAGGCCAATACTCAGGAATTGAATATATGTCTTGGACGTTATATCAAAAAACTCGAACACAAGGTTTATGCAATCGATAAATCTAAGGGTTATGACAACTTCTCAAAACAAAACACTTTGCAACAACAAGCAGAACAAATAATAAGGAAAACGAAGAAATTCGTCTCTCCTAAATTTATTTGTCTTGACATGAGTGCATTCGATAGCAGCATTACTAATGTTGCCAAATCTATCGAATCAACATTCGTAAAGAGATGCTACAAAAGTTGCTACCGCAATTTTCAAACCTACCTGGATCAAAAGAAAACAGTGGGATGGACCGCCAACGGAGTCAAATACAAAGTTGAAGGCACAAGAAATAGTGGAAGTGTTATGACTAGTTTCGGAAATTCTATAATTTCCTACAATATTATGTGTTACGTGTTCAAGAAACTGTTAAACATCAAACACTGTGAAATATTGGTAAATGGAGACGATAGTCTGGTAATAATGGAAAACAACACACATCTAGATGTGTCTGAGATGAAGCTACTATTCAGTAAGCTAAATTTCAATGTTACCATAGACCAAATAACGTCGAATTTAAACGAAGTCGAGTTTTGTCAGACAAAAGTTGCTATGGACGACAACAACATGCCTATGAGTGTACTAATAAAAGATAAATACCTCAAAAACTTAGGCATGACGCATAAAAATATCAGTCTAAACGATTATTATCGTGACATATTATATGCCAACAGTGTCATCTATAGAAACTATAAACCCTACCATGACCCGTTCTACGAGGCTTATCTGGAATACGACAAAATGGCAACAAAACCATTATTGAAGTATTTAAAGGAAAACAAACCTCTGGAGAGGATGTACCACAGAGAAAATGTATTAAACAAGATCTACTGTCCATCTAACTCTAAGGTTTACGATCCAGGAGACTACCTACCAACCATACCAGTCCATATGGACTGTCATTATACACGTATGTTGGTATGGAACTCCATCAGTATAGCTAAACGGACGCAAGATTGGTGTAGGATTAGAAACCTGCTAGATTCTTCGATAGCCGCGGATTTTACGATAACGGATAATGAGCTTGAAGTCGTGAAGATGACTGGTAACCATCTCACGCCAGCAATTAGAAGGTCGGGCTTGTTGGACAACAAAAACAAAACCGAAAAACGCGACGTTTATTACAACGCATTGATGAACTTTATTGTTTCTTCCAACAATAAACACCACTTCAATGACAAGTACATAGACACTTGCGGAGAGGGAAAACGAAGTCTGCTAGAGCTGGCAAACAGCCATGCCAACACATGCAAACTGAACCAATCCATAGGAAACTCTATAATCAATAGCTATGGGAAAAACAAAAAAAA